CAGGGGCGAACGATCAAGCACAGCGAGGCGCAGATATTCTACGGGAAGTGGGCTATTGAGGAGATCAAAACCCCGGCCGAAGCGATGTTCTACCAGGGCGCGGACTGGGGCTTCAGCTCTGATCCGGCGGCGTTCGTCAGGTGCTTTGTCCATGAAGAAAAGCTTTATATCTCTGACGAGGTGTACGGTGTTGGCATTGACATCGATCTTTTGCCGGAGAAGTTCGCGCAGATACCGGAAGCCGCGAAATGGCCGGCTGGTGCCGACTCGGCAAGGCCCGACACGATCAGTTACATGAGGCGTCACGGGTTCCCGCTGATGTATGCCGTTGACAAGGGCAAGGGGAGCATCGAAGACGGTATAGCCTTCATGCGCTCGTTTAAGCAGATCGTCATTCACCCGCGATGCAAGCACACCATCGACGAGTTCCGTCTGTACTCGTATTATACGGACCCGCTGACCGGGCTCATCACGAAAAAGATAGTTGACAAGCATAACCATTTGATAGACGCTCTTAGGTACTCGCTGGAAAAGCTGATGAAAAACCGCAGTAATATCGTTGAAGCCGCGGAATCTCTGTATTGAGGTGAAGACATGACTGATAAAGCATACATCGAGCTGATAAAAAAGGATGGCCTTTCAAGCGACATAATCAAGCTCCTTCTTACCGAGCGCAGTGCGCGCATGGACGAGCAGCGCATCCTCTACGCCCGATACAGGGCCGATGCCGAGGGTGTCCCGATCAAGACCCGTAAGTACATGATCGACGGCAAGGAGCAGCGGAAGAAAATCAACAACCGCCTGAACACCGATTTCTTCGGAGACATAATCGACGTGAAGACAGGGTTCATGGCCGGGGTCCCCATCGCGTACGGTCTTGATTACAAGACCGACAGTAGCGAGGCCGCGTATCAGGCCGGAGTTGAGGCGATCAAGAACTTTAATAAAGCCGAGGTCATCGAGGACAGCGATTCCGAGATGATAAAAATGGCGTCGATTTGCGGAGAGACGACGAGGTTGCTGTATATCGGGACCGACGGTAATCCGCATCTTTCCGACCTCAACCCGTGGAATACAATAGTTCTGTACGACGGGAAGGAGCCGGTATACGGGTTCTATTTTTACCACTACAAAGAGGTGGGGCGCCTTCTCGGGGTGATAAAAACAGAGAAGGAATATGATGCGGTCGAGTTCTACGATGCTACGCACATGACGAAATATACGAGCGCTAACAACGGCGATTATGTGAAGGGCGAGCAGACCGCGCACATGTTCCCCGGCTGTCCCATGTTCTCGATACTCAACAACGCCGAGGCCCAGGGGGACGGTGAGAAAGTGCTATCGCTGATCGACGCCTATGACCGGCTCCTGTCTGACTGGGATAATGAGATTGAGCAGTTCAGGCTTGCTTATATGGCGATCATGGGCGGCAAGATCGAGAAAGACGCGATTGAGGCTATGGCCGCTTCCGGTGCTCTTTCGGTACCGGAAGGGGTTGACATAAAGTTCATCACGAAACAGATGGACGTTAACGCCACTGAAAAGCTTTGCTCGATCATCGAGGAGAACATATATCAGTTCGCGAAGGCGATCAATTCCAGGGATGAGAATTTCGCGGGCACGATAACCGGAATTGCGCTCTCATACAAAATGAACCCGCTTGACCAGAAATGTCTCACGATGGAACGGAAGATCATAACCGCGTTCCGGTACCAGTACAAGCTTTTGTGCGATATCTGGAGGACGCGGAGGATTGCGGATATCAACTACCTCGATGTCAATTTTAAATTCAAACGCAAGTACCCGCAGAACCTTGCATCCGAGGCCGATATTGCGGAGAAACTCAGGGGCACTGTGTCACTGACGACGATACTTCAAAACCTGTCAATCGTCGAGAACGTGGACGAGGAGTTGCAGAGGATCGCGGAAGACACGGCGATATCACTCCCCGCCGAAGAAGAGCCCAAAAAGGAAACCGTAACCGATGAAGGTTAAGCCCTCGACAAAGGGATTTAATAAGCGCGTGACCTCGACCGAGACCGCGCTTTTGCGCGAATACGGTAAATCGTTGAAGACGGTCAAGGCCCAGGTGCTCGCTATTTACGAAAAGTACGCTTCGGGCGGTGTGATGACATACGCGGAAATGACGAAATATAACCGGCTGAACAATCTATTTAAATCGATCACGCTCGAGATCGGTAAGCTTTCCGGTAAGACTCAGACTGGAATCAACACCCTTGCCGCCGACGCGTACGAAGAATCGTTTTTCCGCATGGGGTACGCTATCGAAACCAGGGCTTCTGAGGTCGCTGGGGCTGCGGTCAACCTGGGATTCGGAGGATTGCAGCCGGCCGTTATTAAGGCCGCTGTCGAGAATCCGATGCGGTATATCGCTTTCGCTGGACTGAAAACTTCGATGCTCATCAAAGCACGGTCCACGATAACGCAGGGGCTCATACAGGGGCTATCATATTTCGACATGGCAAAGCAGATACAGGCCGACTTCGAGGGACGCGCTTCATCGGCTATTCGGATCGCGCGAACGGAGGCGGGCCGGGCTCAGTCTCTCGGCAACGTGGCTGCTATCGATACCGCCGTTGAGGGAGGTGCCGAGGTCCGTAAATTCTGGATCGCGACAATGGACGGGCGCACCCGAGACAGCCACGCCCACATGGACGGAAAGAACGCCGACGAAGACGGCATGTTCAAACTTGCGGGGATGAAGGTTCCGGGGCCGATGGCTGACGGGCTCCCGGCTGGTGAAACCATAAATTGCCGGTGTACTCTGGGGGTTGACATTGAGGGCGTAAAACGTGGGGCGCGCCGGTATCCCGACGGGGTGGCACCGTACAAAACATACGAGGAATGGCGCGATGGAAAATGAACGCGAGCAATGGAGGCAGTATAGACTGACCGGAGACATCGCGATCCGTGACGAGCTTATCAAGCCGTACATGGTAGCGGCGAATACGATAGCGCGGCAATACTCGCATAGGGATGACGCAAGGCAAGATGCTCTTTTGGGGTTGTTAATGGCGGCCGAGACGTACGATCCCGATAAGCGGTATTCTTTCCGGGCCTGGGCGTTGTCCCAAATGCGGGGAGAGGCGCACCGATCTAAAATTGAGGTTTTTTCGGATTGACATAAAAAGTGCTTGACAACTAAACATATATATGCTATGTTTTTGATTAGTATAATACAATCTTCCGGGGTGGAGACATCGCGGGAAAAAGGAGACAAGGGATGACGCTCGACGAGATTAAAAAGTTTTTGGCCGACAACAAAGACGACGCCGCGGTGAAGGCGTTTCTTGCGGAGCTTGGAAAGGTTTCGCCGGAAGCTGAGAAGGCTGTCGTCGCAAAGTGGCTCGAAGGGGACGATGGGAAGAAGACCATCCAGTCCGCGAAGGATAAAGAGGTTGAAAAGGCCATTGAAACATGGAAAACGAACAACCTCGAAAAGCTGGTCTCTGAAGAGTACCTGAAAAGGAACCCGCCGAAAGACCCCGAGAAGGCCGCGCTTGAGGCGCGTATTGCCGCGATGGAGAAGAAATCTGCAGACGATGCGGCAGCGCTGAAACGCCAGGAATTGAAGTCTATTGTGGCGAAGGAGTTTTCCGCCGCGAAGATCAGCGCCGAATACGTTGATTTTCTCGTGGGTTCCGATGAGGAGTCCACGAAGGCGAACATCGATGCATTCAAAAAGGCGCGCGAGGCCGAGCTTAAAGAGATCGTCGAAGCAAAATTCAAAGAACACGGGCGTGAAGCGCCGGTCGGTGGCGGGAAGCCGCAGCCACAGAATCTGCAAACGGCATACGACGAGGCCAAGAAGGCCGGGAACGTGGCCATGCAGATCGCCGTTAAGCGTCAGGCCGCTACAGACAACTTCCAACTAACAGAATAAGAGGTAAAAGAAAATGGCATCAACTGAAGCAACCGCACAAAGTTACAATGCTACAAACGTCATCGGTCAGGTCATCAAGATCGGTGCCGCCGCAAATACCGGGAAGTTCCTCGCCGCAATCGGAGGGCTTAACGGTGCTCGGCGCGTGAAGTCTCAGACCTTTGACATGCTGGCTTCGTACTCGCTGGATACGCCGTCGCCGACGACCGCGCTTATCAGTGAGACCGCGTCTCTGTCGGCGGGAACCGCGACGTTTTACGCCAAGACTCCGGTGTCGAACATGGTTCAGATCATGAAATATGACGTCATCGTCAGCGATCTCCTTGCCGCCGCGCAGGATCAGTACGCCGATCCCGTCGCCTACAACGCCTTCATGAGCGCCAACTTTCCCAAGGTGTCGAAGTTTGACGAGCAGGCCGCGATGAAGATGGAGCAGCTTTCGGCGGACTGGGAAGCTACCTGTCTCGCGGGCACTCTCGTTGCCCGTGCCGTAGTCGGAACCAGTGTCGCAGCGGGCGGGCTTACCGACTCGACCATAGGTATACAGACCAACACCGTCAACGCTTCAAGTGCAGCGCTTGACTCAAGCATGATCTCCGAGTTGCTCGTGGACATGGTGGAGCACGGCGCACCGCTGCGCAATCCCTGCATCGTGGCAAAGCCGACCTATATCGACCAGCTCAACGCGCTCTACGGCTTCGCTCCGCAGGATCGTAATGTCGGCGGCGTCGAGCTCAAGCAGGTTTTCACCACCTACGGCCCAGTGTCTCTGATCTGGTCGAATGCGGCCCCGGCGAACACTCTCATTATCGCCGACTTGGCTTTCATCAAGCCCGTGGTCATGCCGCACAAGGGCGGAGAAGACGTGCTGCTCAAGGAGTTCATGGACGGCGCGAGTGCCGAGAAGGGCTATCTCGAAGGCTACATCAGCGTTGACTTCGGCCACGAATCGCTTCACGGCAAGGTGTACGGCCTGGCGTAAGAATCAAAGGCAGAACGAATGGCGGCGTTGCCACGCCGCCTTTGCCTAAACCTAAGGAGAATAGAAATGGCACCTAAATCAAAGAACCCGAACATCGTTTTCAAAAACCCGGACATGCGCACCTTCATGAAGGGGTTGCTGTCAATTTCCATCAATGACTCAGGCGCAGGCATCGCCGCGGGGCGTTTGTGTGAGTACACCGCGGGCGAGGTCAAGCTCGGCACCGAACAGAATACCGCAGTCATGGGCATCACCCGCAGGGCAATCGGGACCGACGATCTCGGCACGGTCGAGTTTGGATTTGTACCGTGCATGGCCGGGTCCCCTGTTGCGCTTGGCGACCGCATTGCGCCCAGGGCATCAGGCTACATCGGCAAGGCTCAGATCGCACAGGCAACCATCCTTGAGGCCACTGCGGGCGATGCCTTTACCAACCAACCCAACAACGGCGGCATTGAGATTGTATCCGACTCGACCGCCGACACTACGCAGACCATCACGCTCTACGGCGCACTCCACGGCGCAACGACCGTGCTTGTAACCGAGACCATCGCACTCACCGGCACCACGCAGGCGGTTTCTACGCATACGGATTGGAGCTTTATCTGTGGCGCGAGGCTTTCGGGCGCGTGCGCGGGCACTATCACCGTCAGAGAGGCGTCGGCAAACGCGACTATTTGCACCATAGCCGCAGCGTCACTTACTGCGGGCATTCACGCTGCGACGGCGACGACCTCTTACGGGCTTATCCCACGGCATGATGCGTCAGATACCAGCACGGCGGCAGTTATCCTTGTCGGAACCGGCCTGGATGGGGCTGCACTCTTGGTTATG